AGAGGAAGAGGAAGAGGAAGAGGAAGAGGAAGAGGAAGAGGAAGAGGAAGAGGAAGAGGAAGAGGAAGAGGAAGAGGAAGAGGAAGAGGAAGAGGAAGAGGTAAAACCTTTATGTAAAAACCAGGACTGTTCCCCGATTCATGATACCAAATTTACGGAGAAGTGTTCCATTTGTAGTGGATATTTTGCGGACAACGGTGTAAATGATATTTACTTCTTAAGCGAAAACGGCGGCGTTGGTAGTTGCAGTTTGTGTAAGAAAACACAAAATTTGTGTATTATGAAGGGGACGGGACAATATATCTGTGTGAACGCCTGCGACGAGGAAGAGGAGGAAGAGGAGGAAGAAGATGAAGAAGAGGAAGAAGAGGAAGAAGAGGAAGAAGAGGAAGAAGAGGAAGAAGTCGTAGAAGAGGAAGAGGTCGTAGAAGAGGAAGAGGAAGTATTCGAGGTATCAATCAAAAACGTGAAATATTACACAACCAATGCGAAGAATGGAGATATATATAGTATTGACGCCGCTGGTGATCCAGGAGATGTTGTCGGACATTATGTGAACGGCATTCCGCGTTTTGATGTGTAAATCGATATTCTTTCGATAAATAAAAATAACCTGTATATTCGTTTATTTTTATTATTGAACTACTGAGAAATCGGTTGGTTGGGTAACCGTGCTGATTGATGGTGTAGCGTTCGGTACTGTTCTAGGTTTCTTCCCTTTTCGCTTGCGGGTTGGAGCTCTTAGTTGAAATCCTCCCCTCTGTCTTGAGCGCCCGCCGCGGAGTTTTTTTCTCGTATTATTGTTGGTATTACGAATAGGTTGTTTATTATTCGCATTCGATTTGCGCTTGGTTTCTATCAGCATATCTATATCGGCGACGACTGTAGGTATATATAGTAGCGCAGGATTATTTTCTTTTGTAGCGTTTTGTAATTTGTTATATTCGTTTGAGAGAGACGAGTTTTTGAACGAACATTTAATTTCTTCTAGGTTATCTTTGTTCAGTTCACCTTTCATTAATTCGAGGCTAATGCACGCGTCGTAGTATCTATTTGCGTCAATTCCAAATATGTCTGATTCGCCCTTTTCTGAAGTAGTATTAGTTTCCGTAACTCGCATTACTCCGGTTTTTAAAAAGCCGATGTCTGGGCTGTTCAAGTATTTTGCTTCAGGTGCGTCTTCTGATTTTAACCCAATAACCAAATTGCTAATTTCCTCGATCTTATTCGTCCCAGTTCTGCTAAATGCATCCGCCAATATGCTATTCGAATATTGACGCATAGGCGCCGAAATTGTTTTAATAGCCTCTAAATACGAGCCTATTTGCGGGCTATTTTGAATTGAATCGAGTGCAGTTTGTTCATCGGCCTCGAGCACCTTATTTTCTGACTTCACCTTTGATTTTTTCATATGTGCGACCAATTCACCGAATTTGTCTTTGAAATAATTGACTTGTAATTGAAGCACCCGTTTTTTAAATGCAGTGTTTACACACTCCATGAAATTAGGTATACTTGAGATCTCGTATGGAATGTAATATTGTATTGTCTTGGCTAATTCATTATTTTTCGCAATGTTTAGAAAGGCTTTTTCGGTCTTGACCCGATCATTAGATGTTTTGCGTATTTCATTCAAAAATGGAACAAGATTTTCTTTTTGAATGGAGGTGTTTCCTTTATACCCAATTAAAGAACTAATTACCTTATCATATTTTGCAGTGGCCAATTCGCGCTGAATAGCATTAAACTTATCTGGGAATAAAGCATCGAATTTATTTGTAGCATCCAGCAATTCTTTCTCGAGCGTTTCTATCTTTTTTTTTTTCCACTGTGTAAATTCATTCATAATAGTAAATGTTTTGTCGAACGCCATATCATTCACAAACTCGTCAATATATGTAATCGATAATAGTGTGTATATTGTCCCGCCAAGTGTAATAATACAGAATTTATCGGATGGGTTTCTAAATACATTTTTGACCATATTGATTACGGAGGTAGACGTGGTATGCGACTCGGACGCAATTTGTTTGATATTTTCACTAAATGTGTCGGATATGTTATCCTTTTTTGGGAAAGATGTGCATAATAACAGTTTCAGCATACCAATAAAATTGGATTCGGCACAACGTGAACGACTTTCATCCGACGTATGTCTAGTTGACTTCAAATATTGTTTGAAGTGTTTTATAGTTGTAAAAAATGCATCGAACAATTTACGTCTAGACAATTTCTTTAGCTTCTCAATATCGAGATCATGGTCTTCCGTAAAGTAGGGATATTCTGTGGTTTCCGCCCGCTTGCCCTTTCCACCGATTTGACCCTCGTTCTTATTTGATAATTCTTCGTTATTAGCATCGGGTATATAAAACATTGATCTATTTAATATACTTGACGAATCCGGCGATATATTTGAAATATATCGAATATGAATTGGACGGATACCAAATGTATTCTTATTATACGTTTTCGCCATACTTATATTATTCACATACTTTTCTAATTGGTAATTTTTACAATAGATTACCGATTACATGTTCGTGGTGTAATAACTGGAATAAAAGTCGTCCTTATATTTGAGTGTGTTTTGTTCTTTGGCCTTTTTTAATATTTCAGTCGCATGTTGGATTTCCTTTTCGCCGATAATATCATCGGGTTGTTCTGATTTGTCTTCAGATTTGACTTTACTTGAATTTTGCGGCATACCCGGTATATTCTGAGTTATGTCGTTGTTATCCACTTGATTTTCGGACAAATGTGTATGATATTCTGTGAATGAATTCGGTAGCACGCAAAATTTGCTATCTTCGTTAAATAAGTTATCCATAATAACTGTGAACACGGCCATGACGGTCAGTGAAATATAAATATCTCGCGTTCCCATCCATGCAATGGTAAATATAAGTATTTGGCGGCTAAATGTATATTTTAGATATGCTTCGACTGATTTACTTAATTTGATTGTGACGAATCTCGATGATATATTTAACATGATAATCATGAAGCCCGCAAATATCTTACTGCTGTTTAGCATATTTACATTTGTATGAATTAGTAACAGTGTATTTTTGATATATTTGCTCATTGCGTTATTTTTAACTTTTTCCAATTTTACCATTTGATGTATTATATAATTTGTATGGATAAAACAATTTACATCAATGTTGATAGCGTAGATGATGACGTATCATATGCATAGGGGGGTCGACTATCTTCGCTAAACCACGTATTCCATATTTGCATTACCCATGTATCGGACATTTTTGGATACGACAGGTCTTCCTCGGCTGTAAGTTTTCCTTCAATTGATATGCCGCATTTTGCATCACATGGATTGCACGGTTGTTCTTTAAACTCCAATTCGGGAAATATATGAGGTGCGTTTTCATTCTTTACAGGATGGTTTTTAAATTGGAGCTCGCCATCTTTACATTTCTGTTCGCGAAAATTGGTAACGTTTGTAATATCTTGGTTTGCAAATGTTTCTGTGTGAATTCGACCGGTTAACATACACGAATCAAACTCGCAGCACTTTTCTAAAAACTCCATCTGGTAGTAATAAATAACAAGGATGCATACCATCACGCCGTATTTCACATCGAGTGCCGTGTAAAATAGAATGATGACCGCAGAGATAAAACGGCCTAAAGGTTGTAGGCTGCATGCATATGTATCATCTGGAAACGCTAAGAACGTGTAAAAGAAGATGAGTGGTAACAATTGGGCGATAGATTTATGCATATATTGGTCTATTATATTGCTAGATAATTGATTGCCTAGTCGAACTTTTAGGATAGAGAGACGTTGTTTGATGGAAGATAAATTTCTACGTATTTTTTAAGTATTTCATCTTAAAAATATAATGTCTTTAGTCACAACGGCATCATTATGGACAAATGAAGATAATGGATCGAAAAAACGGATGCCGTCAATGCGACGGACTGTTCGCAAATCACCCACAGGAGATGAATCTGCACTCACACCGATTATTATTGATAAAACCGTAGATTCTGAACGACCTACGTCATTCAGTGAAGATAGTGCGACGAACGAAGAGCGGAGTAAACGCGTAGCACAATTAATTAACAACATGACTGAAGTATCCGAATCAAATGATGGTAATCAACTGGTTGATTTTACCCCTCTTTCGCCACCGAATGTGCAACGGCGGTTAGATACCGAGAGTAGTCCGTATGGGCGCACCGGCGACGACGAAATTCCTGTTCTACAGAATCAATTACAGCATTTGCCTAAAAGGTTTCAGCCGGGAAATTCGGATTATGCACCGACTCTGCCCGATTTAGGCGTTTCTAATAATCCATCTAGGACAAAACCCTTTAGCAATTACCACCGCATATACGAGCAGCCTCGGGTGCAACCCGCATATTACGGCAACACTGAGTCTAGTGTGGGGACAACGGTGGTAGATAACCGGTTATTGGAAAAAATCAATTACATGATCCATATGTTGGAGCAACAACAGAATGAAAAGACGAGTAATATAACAGAGGAATTCATATTATATACATTCTTGGGGGTATTCATTATATTTGTGGTTGATTCATTCGCACGGGCAGGTAAGTATACGCGTTAAATGATATTCGTCCTTAGACAAACATCATTTTTGAACTATGTAATAATAATGCAATTTGATTTGTCGATAGGCATTCCGGGTATGACGCTATTATATAGATAGTAGGCAGCCTTGTTCATAGACAGCGGCGTGTATTTCCATTTCCACCTCTCTATAATAGCACCATTATGTCCAAGATTGTGAAAGGTAATTATTTTATATTTGGTTGCGAACGATTTGTAAATATGATGTAATGCATGTAGAAAACCAGCAAATATGATAGCGGTTGTCGTCTTGTCTTGGACATGCCCTTCTGTAATCGTTGTGATGCATTCTATAATATGCCCATCTGTAATGTTATCATAGCACATCTGTGGATTTTTAAAGACGTATATGCATCGCGTATTATTACCAAGCGATAGACCATATGCAATAATAATGTCCTTTTTAATTAGATTGTCCAAGACGGACACCTCAGGAAAAGATATAAATGTCGTATTCTGCGCATTTTCGGAATGAGCAAGCGTATATAACATACTGTAAAATGGTTCGACATTGTCGTTATACAACCGCGAAACACTATATGGTGCAGGTAGTGGCGGGCGGCGAATCTTGGACAATGTGAACGTAAATACATTATATTCGACTAGAGGAACTACCCCTTCACAAATCGCAACCTCTCTTTTGAACATGGACATGGAAACGTCCGGCGTATGTGTTCGCTGATACGTATCGTGCGCCGGAATCATTTTACGTCCAAGATTATCCTTGATATACTCACGATGAACGCAAATATTGTCCCATAAATATCCCGATTTCTCGTATAATACACTCGATTTGTCCAAGATAAACATATTCATCGCTCTACCGGTCATACAACCAATGATTTGAGGGGTATTTTCCAATAACATCACGCCGTCTGCATCGTGTTTCACATCAAATCGATCTTTTGTGTAAAAAGTTACATAGGATGGGTAAAATTGCCCGACATGATTTGCCGTGAAGGTCGATGCGTCTATGAGATGAAGTACTTGCTCTGATTCGATTGAATGACTTTGTAGTAGGTCCACTATACTCAGCATATCTTTTTCACCCATGTCCAAGAAACGCATTGAATGCACATCTGCGTGTGTTTTGAGCATCTTTGAATACACTTGGCTATGAATATCATACGGAGTTTTTGTTAAATATCGAAAATAATCATACGTATGAAACACCGGTTGAGTGCTCCAAAATGGATATCGTATGCGCACATATAAAATCGGTATAAATATCATCAATATAATGCATATGCAAATATACTCCAGCATGATAATGTAAACTATATACAGTGTTTAAAATTACACACCGTATATAGCGAATTCTCACTAATTTGGTCTTTTTAATACATATAAAAATTGACTCTCGTCTCCACTGCATTCGGTTAAAGATACCTTGTTATGTAATACAAATCCTGCGTCACTTATGAGCTGCAATATTTCGTCGACTGGTTCCATATATAGAGTCAATTCGTTCTGTCGAACATTCTTGGACAATACATCTGTAAAGGTCTCCTTGAATGTAACTCGACTGTTCTTCGCATCGGCAAAATTATAACTACCTCTGTATGTAAAATCGATAAAATCAATGATAGTATCAGTGATGCGCGTGGGAGAATATTGCTGGGGATTCTCGAGTAGTGGCGGTTTACCACCGGGAACAATTGTATCGAAAGATTCTCGATTGACTAAATGGAGAATGAGATATCCACCGGGTCTCAACCAGAAATAACAATTACGGAGGAATTTATCCTTGTTTTCATATTGGTATATTCCAAGATTCATACTAAATATGTGCGAAAATGAGTTTTGTTCGTATAAGACCGAATTATATACGTTACCCTGTTTGACCTTTACTGTCGGATATTTGCTCGCAGTATATTCGACCATTGCCTTGGATGGATCTACTGCATACGTCGCATATCCTTGGTCTGCTAATTTTCCAGCTAAATATCCCGTTTTGCTTCCGATTTCCAAGAAGGATCCTTTCTTCTTGTCTGGGTGCGTAGATTCAATCATTTTATCCAGCTCATAATTGCACATTTTTTCCACGTTCATCAATCTATCGTATATCTCAGTGTAAAATTCGTCATATATATCGTTGTCCTGCTTGAATACATACGGTTTATCTTGGACAAATCCTTCATAATATGGAGACAAATCAAATCGTTTAAACCATAGCACGAGTAATGTTAATATTGCTAAACCGAACACCGTTTGAAACCATTCCTTCCTGGGATTTGTAGAAAAAAACATGGCGTAGTTATATTTTGATCCTATAAAATATCAAAATATTCGTCGTTAATGGTGTAGCTATTTCATATCAACATGTCTTAATTGGGTGCGTGTATTGTTATGAAATCGGTCGGCTCCCAGACTGGTTTGCCCTCGCACATTGGGGTGGGGCTCCTGCGAGAATGTCGGTCGCTCAAATAATCCGGGATATGGCTGTTTCGTTGGTGACGAATTCACCGTTACTTTATACAAATCACTATCAGATGAAGGAATATACACATTTTCCTCGTTCGATTTACTGTGGGGGTGCAACTGATTACGAAGCAGGCTTTCTTGTTGTATATTATTTATAAACCCAGACACGGGTGCGATTTTCATTACAGGGGGTGTAAAATTCGTAGTTAGAGAATAGTCAAAATTCGGTGTAACCGGAACGGTAGCGGGCATACGTGCATCTAACATGGGATAGAGTGCATATTTGCTTAAAACGGGTCTGGGAGAAAAATTGGGTGCAAGCATACTGTCCGGAACCGTTCGCTCAAGACAGCGGGAATTAAGTTCGTCCACTCGATCATACTGACCTTGATATAAATACTTCGGCAAACCTGATATTTTGTTATTCGCATTTAGTTCCATAAGTGATATAATGTATATTAACAAAATTACATAGAGACTTGGCGCGATTAAATATTGTGTTTGACTAAATGGTAAGGATTTGCAGAAACCAATATCCACATGATTCAAAATATGGCTGCTATTTCGAATCATATCCCTACCCATTAAGCGATTTTCAAAAATATGCGATCGAGGCAATTGTCGAAGGTCATCATGTGTTGGTGACTGCACATACAGGTTCTGGAAAAACGTTGCCCGCCGAATTCGCAATAGAACATTTTGTGAAGAATGGCAAACGGGTGATTTATACGAGTCCGATCAAAGCACTTTCAAATCAAAAATATTCCGAATTTTCGAGAAAGTATCCCCACATTTCGTTTGGATTAATGACTGGCGACATTAAGATTAACCCGGACGCGGACGTGTTGATTATGACGACCGAGATTCTCATGAACGCACTCTTTTTACAGACACAGAATGCGGAGACGAAAACGGAGAGCGCATCTACATTGCAGTTTCAGATCGACATAAACGCCGATCTAGCGTGTGTTGTATTTGATGAAGTTCACTATATTAATGACGCGGATCGAGGACAAACGTGGGAAAAGACAATATTGATGTTACCTAAACAAATCCAAATGGTAATGTTATCCGCAACGATTGATGCTCCGGAGCGATTTGCGAAATGGGCAGAGCGCGGCGACGAGACAAAGCAGGTATATTTAGCATCGACGAATCATCGCGTTGTGCCTCTTACTCATTACGGGTATCTGACCGTCAACGATGGCCCGGTCAAATTAATCAAGGACAAGGCTGTTCAGAAAGATATTCGCGACAATACTCACAATTTGATTCTTCTTCAAGACGATAAAGGAACCTTTCACGAGAATGGATACAAAACTCTTGCCCGGATGTCGAAGACGTTTAGGGAATTTTCGATATCCACAAAGCGCAAACATGTTCTGAATAATCTAGCATTGTTTTTGCGAGACCGCGAAATGCTTCCGGCAATTTCTTTCGTGTTTTCACGTAAATTGGTGGAGGCCTGCGCCGCCGATATCACCGTCCCGTTACTCGAGGACGACAGCAAAGTGAGTTATACGGTTCGACGCGAATGTGAGCAAATCGTCCGCAAACTGCCCAACTTTAGAGAATATCTCGAGTTACCCGAATATAACCAGGTTGTTTCTCTATTAGAACGAGGAATCGGAATTCATCATTCTGGAATGATACCTATATTGCGCGAAATTGTTGAAATCATGATTTCTAAAAAATACGTGAAGTTGTTATTCGCAACGGAATCGTTTGCGATTGGTTTAGACTGTCCGATTCGCACAGCCATATTTAGCGGTATTCATAAATTTGACGGGCGAACAGAGAGGATTCTCATGGCGCACGAATATACACAAATGGCTGGTAGAGCTGGACGCAGAGGAATTGATACAATCGGTCACGTCGTGCATTGCAATAATTTGTTTGATCTTCCGACTCAAACTGAATATGCGATGATGTTGGGAGGCAAGCCTCAATCGCTGGTATCCAAATTTCGCATATCATATAGTCTTGTATTGAATTTGTTGAAAAATGGAAAGACGAACTTGACCGATTATGTAGCCTTTGTCCGTAATAGTATGGTGAATGATGAACTCAACCGTTCAATCGNGTCTAACGAAAATAGAGTGAACGCAAAAAGAGCCGAAATGACCGCTCTCTTAGAAAAACAACAGACGTTGAAAACACCGATTGATGTGTGTAAACGCTGCATTGAAATCGAGGAATCTTTACCAATGACTTCAAATAAGGCTCGACGACAACTCGAAAAAGAACATAGTGATATTCTAAAAGAATATGTCGGGTGTATG